AACGTCCGGGCGTTCGCGCTGAGATACCGTTGCATCCTCAATCGTCTTACAAACGCGCAGGACGCGCGTCTCGTCAATTCGGGCGTCATACCCTTCCCCGGACGGCGGAAGCGCACCAGCGGCCACCGCAGCGCGATCTAGGGCATACCAGCCACGCGCGGCAGCGTCCGCATGTCGCCGCACTTCGTCGGGATCGTTTTTGTCGATTGCCACGTTGAGGCGGTGTACCGTTTGCCAGAACCGTTCCCGCAATTCCGCGTCCACCAATTCGGGCAAACGATCAATGCCCCACTTGCGTTCCATTTCGGACGCGACCCGATCATAGTCCGTGATCGCCGATTGCACCTTGGCATACTCCCGCGAATAACTGGCCGTCATTTCGCGCGAAATTCCACGATCAGGCGCGGGTGGTTTTTTATGACGCGTTGGTGTTTTTTTCATTTCAAAAACCGATCACTTTTTTCACCGTGTCGCCGTCGCCGTCCCCCCCTAAAGGGGGGGGGACGTGACGGACGCGTCCGCGTTTCACGGCGGCAGGACAGGACATAACAGGACATTGTATACCTAACGCGTTGATTTCATTAGATGTCCCGTGCGTCACCCGACAGGACATGGGGCGGACATGCCCTTGAAATCGTTCCGGCACCGAAACGATCATTTTTCCACACCCTTAACGCGCATTCCGCCCTTGCTTTCTACCGCCAGTATCTCCCGCGCAACCATGCAAAATGCCTTGAAATCGCACTCGCAATAGTTGTTCCACGCATACGCGCCACAACCTTCCGCCATACGAACGAACGCGGCAAACGGTATCCGCACGATGACCGGACCGCGATCAAAGCGGCACACAAGCGCGGGCATAGCACCCGCCGTTCGCGCCGCGTCACATGCCTGCCTCCACCATTCCGGACGTATCGGCCCTTTGGCGTATCGCTTGCACTCTATAAGGAAAGGGAAAGGCTCACCGTCCGCGCGCACCAGATCGCCCCGCCCGCGTTCCTGGTACTGTATGAGGTCGCGCCGAAACGCAATGCCTAATTCCGCGTCCAACTCCCGCGCAATATCGCGCTCGAACGTCGCGCCTTTTTGCCTGCCGCCGCCTTGCTTCACGCGCCAGCATCCCTTGCCGCGCGTATCATGCGTTCCAGATCACTTTCCGCCATAAGCGCGCGGCGCGCCAATGCGTCCGCCAGTATTTCATCCGCCAACGCGGACATACTACGATGCGCCGAACGCGTCACCGCGTCCCGCAACGCTTCATGCGTCGCGTCAGAAAGCCTTAAACATACGGGACGAACGCCCTTATTATCCGTCATTTTTCGCCGCCTTTAATTTTTTTTCACAAAAAGACTTGTAATGCATGATATAGTTCCGATATTACTTTGCAAGCGTAATGAAGCTAACCACAACCAATCAAGGAGAAATCACGCTATGACCAACTATTATCTCACAACCAAATCCCGCAACGCGAAAACCGGACCGATTCCGGTCAGCACAACGTCCGCCGATACATGCCCGAACGATTGCCCTTTTCGCGGCAATGGTTGTTATGCGGACGGCTACCCGCTGAAGGGCCGTTGGGATGAAGTAACACGCGGCGAGCGCGGCGGCAATCTTGCGGCATTCTGCGAACAAGTTGCGGCATTGCCGGACGGCGCATTGTGGCGGCACAATCAGGCGGGCGATCTGCCCGGCGACGGTGAACACATAGATATTGCGGCGCTTTCCGCCATTGTCGCGGCGAATAAGGGGAAGCGCGGGTTTACCTTTACGCATTACAACCCAAAACGCGGCCCCACGAATGCCGCCGTTATCGCCGCCGCGAACGCGGACGGTTTCACGATCAACCTAAGCGCCAACAATTTGGATCACGCGGACGAATTGGCGGCGCTTGATATCGGCCCTGTTGCCGTGGTACTTCCCGCCGATTTTGACGCTCGCCGGACGGAAACCCCGGCAGGTCGCCGGGTCGCGCAATGTCCGGCGACCTACCGTGAGACAACGTGTGCCGATTGCGGATTGTGCGCCAAGCGCGACCGTAAGGTTATCGTGGGATTTCCCGCGCATGGCAACGGGAAACGCAAGGCGGACATGGTAGCAGGTGCCGCCTAATGATCCGCGCCACCCTTGTAATGTTCGCCGCCGTATTCGGCACGATGCTTATAGCTGAGGCGCTAATGCGCCTTGGCGCATAACCAAACCACAGGAGAAACCACGAAATGAACATTCTAGATACAACCACGCTCGAAACATTACGCCCGGAAGGCTACCATCGCCCGGTTCATATCACTGCCGAATATATGGGTTCGCGTTATCTGATAACTCACGCGACGGGTTGGGTCGAGGCGGAAACTGTCGCTTGTGATTACGCCCGCGCGTTCGATGGCGCGGCATTTTTTACTGGCGACGTTTACGGCTCGCAATCAATAAACGGCAACGCGCGGGATTTCCGCCGCGCATATAATGGGAAGGGAGCCGAATAATGTACGCGCCATATACAAACGATCGCCGCGTAACGGGGCAGGGCCTGGTGCGCGGATGTTTTGAAGTTTCCGAAACGTCCGCGTTTTTCGAATGGGCAGACCGCGCGGACGCGCACTACTGGCCGGGCGCGGACGCGATAGAATGGCCGCACGTTATATTCACGGCGGACGGAACGCGCGTTTGCAAGGTCATGGGGACGCGCGTTCGCGTTGCTATCGATGAAGCGCCAAACGGCGCGCCCGTGGCGGAAACCTGGCGCATAAAGGCGCGGCGCGAATATGACGTCGCACAATGGGAGACCGCACGATGATCCCCCTACAAACACCCGTAACGGTTCGCGTCATAGACGCGGACCGTCCGCGCGTAGTATGGGCGCCAGGCGTAATCGTCGGGCGCTCATACACAAGCCCGCCCGTTTATGACGTCCGCCGGAACGATACCGGCGACACGTTGCAAAATATAAGAGCGGAACATATAGAGGGCACGACATGACCGCGCCGCAATACGTCGCCTATTATCGCGTCAGCACACAGCGCCAAGGACGTTCTGGCCTAGGCTTAGACGCGCAACGCGCAGCCGTTGAGCCTTGGCGCGGCGATATCGTCGCGGAGTTTACGGAAATAGAAAGCGGCAAGAAAAGTGACCGCCCGGAACTGGCGCGCGCCCTTGCCGCGTGTCGCGAGAAGGGCGCGACGCTGTTGATCGCGAAGCTGGATCGCTTGGCGCGGAACTTGCATTTCGTTTCGGGCTTGTTGGAAAGCAACGTCCCGATCATGGCGGCGGATATGCCGGAAGCGGACCGCACATTCTTGCAAATGGCGGCGGTGTTCGCGGAATGGGAAGGGCGGAAGATCAGCGAGCGCACCCGCGCGGCACTTGCTGCCGCCAAGGCGCGGGGCGTAAAACTTGGTTGCCCATGCCCGGAAAAGGGCGGCGCGACAACTAAACGCAAACGCCTTGCCGCGTCCGCGCAGGTCGCGGAAGGGGCGTTAGCGGTCGCGCGTCCGCTACTGGACAGGGGCGCAAGTCTGCGCGAAATTGCTGGCGCTCTGAACGGGGCTGGCGTATCGAGCGCAATGGGCAGGCGCTGGCATCCCGCCAGTGTCGCCCGCTTAATCGAAAACCACGGAGGATAAAATGGTTGGAAAGCTAACACCGGACGACATCATCAGCGCGAGCGTTGTGCCTGCGTTGCTTGGCTATAGCAGATACATGACGCGCAATCAGTTGCTTGAGCGCTGCATCGCGGCGGCGGAAGGTACGTTCGTCGATACCTTCAAAGGCAACGAAGCGACGTTCTGGGGTAACGAACTCGAACCCGTGATACTGAAAGTCGCGGCGGAGCGTTTGGGCCTGCAAAATTTTCGCGACGATTTCCCTGCCGCGTTCGCGCACCCGACGCTACGCATGGCGTGTAGCCTGGACGGCTTGGGAGAAGGGCGAGGCACGATCAGCACGGACGCGGACAGGGGCATATTCCTCGTCAACGCCGACACGATAGACCTGACCGGGCCTGTGATCGTCGAGAGCAAGGCGACACGCTCACGCCCGGAAACCCGACCGCCACATGATCGCGGCCCGCTCCAGTTGCAGGCGCAGATGATGTGTACGGGCCACCAGGTAGGCGTGATCGCGACGTTGTATGAGGGCTTGGACCTGCGCCTGTTCGTGTACAAGGCCGACCCCGACGTGCAACGCCAGATCGCGGAAGCGGTCGTGGATTTCGAACGCCGCAAGGCCGATGTGGATTTCTACCCTGTGGAGTCCAGCGACGACGCCGCGTCAGCGTACAGCACGGTCGATGATGATGCGCCTGAACTCGATCTGTCGAAGGACGAGGACGCGGCGGAAGCCCTGCGCGATCTGGTCGAGGCGAAGGCGGACAGGGACGCAAGTGAAGCGCGTATTGACGCTGCACAAGCCACGATCATGGAGTACATGGGCGCACACCCGAAGGCGAAAGGGCTGGTGGGCAACCGCCTGTACGAAATCAGCCGTCCTATGCGTAGCTACAGCGCGAGGCCGGAGAAGGTCGTGCCTGCGAAGGACGCATACACCGTGCGTCAAAAGACCCTGACGATCAGGCAAATAGATTGAACGCGCTTTTGAGCGTGGCCGGTCGCAATGGACGAGGGAAATATGTGGATCAATTTTATACCTAATTGGCGACTCTGGTGGAGCGTCGATCACGAAATCATCGGCGACATCCGCTTCATCCAGATCGGGCCGATCTGCATCGAAATGTGGCGGTAGGGAGCGAAAGGACGGAAAGATGAAGTATCGGAAAAAACCAGTTGAGATCGTGGCGCACCGTATTGGCGATGACGGATGGCCTGATGAAATATGGGACGGCGTGAACAGGAACGAAATAATCCTGCACATGTCAGACAATCACCCGCACGTTGAGATCAAAACCCTCGAAGGCGTCATGCGCGGCGAGTTGGGTGACTGGATCATCAGGGGTGTTCAGGGTGAATTCTACCCTTGCAAGCCGGATATTTTCGAAGCAACCTACGACCCTGTGTCGTAAGGGAGCGAGGTAACGGAGGGAAACAAATCGCTAACTGTTTCCCTTGCGCTTGGCGTGATACTCGTGATCCGACACAAAAACAGATCGCGAGTCTGGATCGACATAAATCATCTCCACGCCAAGCGCTTTCTGTAAATCAGACCGACCGCGATGTATGCGCGATGCAATTTTGCGTCCGGGATTGACACGGCTTGCATCCTTCTTGACCTGTATCAGGCGCACACCTTCTTTGTTCACGATGACCAGATCGATTGGACTTGACCCCTGCACTGCGGGAAATACCCAATAACCCTGACGCAGAAAATACTCTGTCGCGATCATCTCGCAAACATCGCCATCGATATGCGTCTGCTTAGACAATGCTCTCCAGCCGCCTAGCGTGGCGCTCTGTGCGGTTCGTGGTCTGCCGGTACAGGTTGCTGTCACGAAGCTGTGCTGCGGCCTCACGCCAATCCCGAGATTCTATAGCGGCGTGGTGCAGCTTGAACTTCTGATAGCGTGGCAATCCTAGCTGGAAGCACAAGGACGCAATGACGATACGCGCAGGGTCCGGCAGGTCGTCAAAGTCAGGGTGCAGCCACCGGGCATCATTCAGCGCGATGCCGACATCCTGATTGTATAACTGCGTGACACGCGACTCGCTGATCTCTGTGCCGATGGGCCAGCCGTACTCGCGGTCAGCTTCAACGATCAGATGCCCGATGCCGCAGGTGGCATTCGGCGGCACCATATGATCTTCATAAATCTCGTGAACGATGCCCTCGTCTGCCTCCAGCGTCAGGCGCAGACTTTCCTCGAACGTCAACGGCCTTGCCCTCGGTATTTCTTCCACGACCGGCGCTTGTGTTTGTTCGACGGCTTGCTGTTCGAGCCGTTGCCGATACTGGTCCGATGCTTGATCTTCAGCGGATGCCAGACCGCCGCTGCTACCTTGTTTGCCATTACTTTTTCACCGCCTTAATGATGCCACCTATCAGCGCCGGGGCTGTATTCTTCAACGCGCTGATGCCCCACACGCCACCGACCATCGCCCCAAACATTTGAATATACCACTCCGGCATGGCGGATAGCGCGACGTTGAAATACTGTTCTACCGCTCCCGGATCGACAAGCGCCCAGAAAAATGGCGCAGAAAACATGCCGAATGAACATCGGCGCAGCCACTTATCCTTGTCGGTCAGGGTCGCCATCTCCCATTCCGCGTTGTTCGTCTGCTTGTCGCGCAAAAGACGAGCGCGATTCTCCTGCTCCGCCTTCTTCATTTCCTGCCCGGTCTGCACGTAGTCCCTCACGCCGCCGATGATGGGGCTGAGGATTGATCCGATGATGCCAATCATTTTACTGCCTCCAGCAATTTAACCCGAACCTGTAGATCGTGGATGATATCAAGCATCTGCTCGCGGAGTTTCTGTCTCGCAATCGCGTTGTCCGGCGACGGCACGATCTGTCCCTCTGGCGTGACCAACTGCATCATGCGACTTTCGGTTTTATACATTCGATTTTCAAGATCGTTGAGCGACACAATCAAATAACCAACGGCCGCAAAGACGACGGGTGCTAATGCGCCGATGATGGCTTGCAAGTTCATTTACGGAACGCAGCCAGCAGCAGCCCAGCGACGACGACGCCGAGCAGGATGACTTCGCCATAACTCATTACGATTGCTTGCGACGTTTTTCGATCCACCTTTGCACTGTTTCGGTTTCGTATATGCGGATGATTGACCAGATCAGTGACGCCAAAGCCGCCGCAGCCGGGAGCCATTCGACCAGCGTTGCGAGAACGACGGTGATGCTGCTCAGATCGATGACGGTTTTAGCGTGATTATCCATCAGGGCAGTTCCGG